CAAATATGATATGGCTGAACGTTATGGTATCACAAAAGAACAAGTTAAAAAACTAATTAAACAGTTTAATGAAAGTGCCGCAATAGGCTTTCTTCCAGTGCTAAGAGATGCCATGTACTGGGTCAAAAGACTCCATGAACAACATGGTTACACATTTATTTGTATAACAAGTTTAAGTCTAGATGAAAATGCAGCCAAACTTAGAGAAATGAATCTACAAAAAATGTTTGGTAAAACTGCATTCAGCAAGGTGATATGTCTAGACACAGGTGCAGACAAAGACGAAGCACTTAGCAAGTATGCAGGTTCAAACTGCTACTGGTTAGAAGACAAGCCAGAAAATGCAACTGCTGGTTTGAGATTTGGACTACGTCCGATACTGATGGAACATGGACACAACATGAATGCAGATGTTGACTATCCAATAGTTAAGAATTGGTTAGATGTTTACAAAACTGTAACACAATCGTAACAAAACTGTAATATTTCGAACCTTAAATAACCAGTAGACACAACTTTTAACAAGAGGACATTATGTTATGGACCAACTGACACTATGGATGGCACTAGGCTTTTTATTTGCTGGCTATTCAGTTATTGCTAACGATTCAGTACAAACACTAGGTACATGGATAGCAAGTAACAATCAAAGATTTAAGTGGACGACAATGTGGGCTGCCGCAAGTGCAGTTCTATTATGGTGCCTTTGGTATGGATGGTATACCAATGGTGGAGATATAAGTTATGGTAGACTTACAAAGATTCCATTCCAAGAAATACAATGGTATCATGCGGCGGCGCCGTTGGTATTATTACTGTTAACAAGAATAGGTGTACCAGTTAGTACATCTTTTTTAGTTTTAAGTGCCTTTGCAAGTACATTTGTACTAGAGAAGATGCTGGTTAAATCAATCATGGGTTATGCTGTCGCAGGTGTATTTGCCTACTGTTTATGGATATTAATAGCACGATGGCTCAACGAACGTAATGATCCTGTAAAAGAAGAACACAAAAAATATTGGCGTATAGGACAATGGGTAACTACAGGCTTCTTATGGTTTACATGGTTAAGTCATGACGTTGCCAACATAGCAGTGTTCTTACCAAGAGCAGTTCCTTGGGATATGATGATAGGTGTAAGTTTGGTATTTGTACTAGGCTTAGGATTTATGTTCCGTGAAGGTGGAGGAAAGATACAAAAGATTGTATTAGAAAAGCAACACACTAGATATGTACGAAGTGCATGTATAATTGATGGCGCATACTTCTTATGCTTGTTCTTCTTTAAGGAACTTAACAATATTCCAATGTCAACTACTTGGGTATTTGTTGGATTGTTATGTGGTAGAGAACTAGCAATCAGTACAATGAGTAACGGGTCATACAGATTAAAGAATGTGTTTCCTATTGTAGGAAGAGACTTTATGAAGATGATGATAGGCTTGGGTGCAAGTTTAGGAATAGTACTTGCCATACACTATGTGATAGTGCCAAACGGACTATAAATTACACAATATCGACGTTGATGCTAAATAAACGAACGACAACAGCGTCGATATTTTTTTGACTTAAATTTTTTTTGACTAAAGGAAACAAAAATGACACAACTAATCGAACCAAGCAAATTTACTTCCACAGTTGGCCTTTTAAGGTCATTTTTTTTGGAAAAAGGTTTTCTTGAAGTACACACACAAAACAGATTGAGCATACTAGCCGCATGCGAAGATCCATTTAATGTAGCAACATATAACTATGCAGGCCAAGTATGGCCGCTACCACAAACCGGCCAGATGTGGTTGGAACATGAATTACTAAGTCAGCCCTCAGCAAAGGGCTTTTTTTGTGTCTCCACGTCCTACAGACAAGAGCCAAATGCTATCCCAGGAAGACACGACATTATCTTTCCAATGTTTGAATTTGAGTTCCCTGGTGATATCGATGATTTAAAAGCAATGGAATATGAACTATGTGAATACTTAGGATTTCCACGGCCAACAGAAAAGACTTATGCAGAATGGCAAAAGCATTTTGGACTAGCAAGTGACTATGAAATGACTGCTGAAGAAGAAGGTAAAATGTACAACGAGTTTGGTGCTACAATGATCACAGACTTTCCAGAAATGACATCACCATTTTGGAACATGAGTAGATACCCAGGTGAAACAGAATCAAAGAAGATTGATGTTATACTTGGTGGCATGGAAACAATAGGAAGTGCAGAACGTAGTACTGATGTAGACATGATGAGAAATACATTCCACACTATTACAGATGGTGCTTACAGTAGTTTACTATACAAACTGTTTGGTAAAGAACGTGTAGAAGCAGAACTAGAAGAATTTTTAAAATTTGATTTCTTTCCAAGAGTAGGCGGTGGAATAGGCATGACAAGAATGATTGCTGCCTTAGAAAGACACAATGCCGTAGCTAAGGCAGCTTAGTTTATAATCTGGGGTGGTGGAATTGGTAGACACGCACCACTGTTCATGGTGTGGATAAATGTACTGCAATATATTTAACCGTGTAGGTTCGAGTCCTACCCCCAGAGCCAACATATAAATATTTCATGCGTCCAATACTTCCATTTGTTGAAACCATGATCACCTATGCTTGTAACCTAAGTTGTGCAGGATGCACCAACTATAGTGATTACAACATGAAAGGCAGTGTCAGTTGGAAACAAGGCAAAGAATGGCTTAACGCATGGATTGAACGTGTCGAAATCGCAGACTTTGGTATAATGGGTGGTGAACCCACACTTAATCCAGAATGTGAACAGTGGATCTATGGAGTACGTTCTCTGTTACCAAATTCTCAGATTAGATTTACAACCAATGGTGTAAATTTTCATAAAAAACGTGAGGTATTTGACTGGTGTGTAGATGTTGGGAACACTGTGTTTAAGTTTACTCTACATGAAAACAAAGACTATGGAATGGATGCAATAAATTATGTATTAAAAAAGTATAAATGGTTACCAGTAACCGAGCACGGTATTAATCGTTGGATTGGTCCTAACAATACACGTCTACAAATAAATTCGCCTACACAATTTTTTAAAACTTACAAAGGCACATTTGGTAATATGAGCCCTCACAAAAACAACCCTCGTGATGCATTTGATATGTGCATACAAAAAACCTGTCCTCTATTATACCAAGGCAAAATTTATAAATGTAGTAGCATAGCATTGTTGAATCGTGTGTTAAATGACTGGAAACAACCAATTACAGATGATTGGAAGCCGTACACTGATTATCAAGCAATAACCATTGATAGTAGTGATAAAACTATTAAAAATTTCATAAAAAACTTTGGCAAACCACACAAGATCTGTGCAATGTGCCCTACTAAAAATGATAAAGAAAGCACATTGGATCATAGATCCAATGTAATCTCAAAAAAACAATGGTTAAAACTTAATTAACTTGCATAAATCTCCAATACTGTGTCAATAATAGGATGTCTTTGTATATCCTGATTGCTCATGTAACAAACGGCTAGTCCACTTCTAGCATTTTCTAGTCGTTTGCATAAATCTATTAGACCGTTATTGTGTACGGTTCTATCCGTTTGTTCAACGTCGCCGGTAATAACTATTTTGCTATTCTCACCTATGCGTGTCATCAGCATTTTCATTTGACTAGGTGTAGCATTTTGCATTTCATCTGCTATAATCCAGGCATCCTTGAATGTACGTCCTCTCATGAAAGCCAGTGGTGATATCTCAATGGTTTGTTCGTCAAGCATGCGTGCTATTTCTTTTTTAGTGTAGAATTCTCGCAGTACGTCAAACAAAGGTCTTGTCCACGGCTCCATTTTACTGTTCAAGTCCCCAGGCAGAAAGCCATGCTTTTCATCATCGACACCCACTGCTGGACGAGTTAGTACAATACGTTCACATGCACCATCTCTAAATGCTTTTATAGCCGCTAACATTGCAAGATAAGTTTTACCCGTGCCCGCAGGTCCAGTTGCCACAACAATACTCGTTTGTGCGTCTAGTAGGCTCAGTATAAGTTTTTCTTGATTGCGTGACTTCGGACGAAGTTCAATGTGTTTGCGTTTTAGTGCTTGGTTAAAATTTATTGTGTTGTCTTGTTGTAGTTGTCTTTGATATTTTGCTTTACGTTTAGCTCGAGACATTGTATCTCCTAGGTTAAAGGTTATTCGCTACCCACAATAATATTTACAGAATAAACTAATTAGAAATATTGTGTGTAAAATCACAATACTATTCGCTAAATATATTAGCGGCCACAATTCAGTATTGGACTAAATACTGCTAACATAAGAACAAAAGGCCACAAATGTCACTTAGCGATTCAGAATTTTTTAAAGATGGTTCCGATTATTGGATGGTTGCAGACAATATCAAGGGCATCTACATGAGTGATGGTAGTATGCGAGTACTGCTTGACTTTGAACGTGTGCTTAACGAACTTGACATATTTGCATTTCGCAATTGGGAACTTGGTGAGCTAGTTGCTGGACCAGAACAAGGCCCATATAAAACAAGTTGTACATTTTTATGGCCTGCAAAACTTATGCCAGACCCTAGAGGAGCAATGCGTTTACTGCCATTTGATTGTGAAGTGAAATGGAAGAAAACCAAGATGAAGGTTCCTGTTAAAGTCAAAGATCCAAGTGATTTTAAACCTGGAACAAAAGTTGCTAGACTAACGGAGAAAGACATATGGTTAATAGAAATTATTATGCCAAAAAGTCTAATGACTGACATAAGAACTGGTAGCTTAGAACTAGAAGATGAAACAGTTGATCTGCAGGATCTAGATGATGCATACAGTGCTGACCTAGATCAACAACAGGTTATGAACGCAGACGCACAAGCAGAAATGGATACAAACATCGATGTCCAAATTTAATTTATCAGAAGGACTAGGCTACAAAGACCTAGCAGGCATGCTTAAGAATACAATCTATATTGATGACTTTTCTTCAAAGATGGGCGATGATGATGAAATAATAGTTGCTAGTTTTTATGTTCGTGATAGACAAGCCGCAGTAGACTTGGTCAACTGGTTTGAAAAAGGCTATGACTTTGTACTTGATGCTGACATGAGCCCAGGTGAAGTAAAACCTAACAGATATCTTGTATACATAGAACTTAAACGTAGAAACTACACTGCTGACAACTTAGCCAATTTGTTAGATGATTTTAACACACTAACCGAATATGAAGGTGATGGATGGACCATGGGCTATCGTGGAAAAGAAATGCCTTTTACTGTGGAACAATTCAACATGCTAGTTCCTACTTCTCCAAAAATCTATCGTGAACGTGAGCAGTTTGAACTCAATGAGATGAGAACTGCGGCTGGTATTCCTTCCAAGACTATATACAATAAAGTAAAAGCAAAAGACATAAAGAATTTATTAGCAAACGCAGGAATGTAATGCTTTATAAAAAAATTGTTGCTTTTGGTGACAGTTTCACACGAGGTGATGAGCTTGCTGATTGCAATATAGTCAGAAAAAACAATCAAAGATACAGTCTGTCTACTTGGCCAGCCATACTATCTGGTTTACTAGAAACCGACTACGAATGTTTTGCAACCGGAGGAAGAGGTAACCAATGGATTAGTTGGATAATTACTTCTAACATACTTGCATACAAAGACTGTCTGTTTGTTATAAATTGGAGTTATTTTGGTAGATTTGATTTTTTAGAACAAAACGATAATTGGAATACATTAAGTCCAAATAACAACGATAAAAGTTTTTATAAAAAAATTGATAGTGACATTTGGAACCTTCTTCGAAATTTGCAACTTATCTATACTACCATGTGTTTGCTAGAGCAAAACAACGTTAACTTCATAATGACGTGTCAAGATAGTACGTATAACCAAACGTTTCAACAATTACGACCAGACGCAAAAGTTGGCGGAAACTGGACCAGAACTTTGAATTTATTACAATCACATGTTGTACACAAAATACAATCATTTAAGGAATTACCTTTTCGTGAATGGTCAATTTATAACGGTTATCCAATTGGAACAAGAGGACATCCACTTGAAAAAGCTCATCTAGAGGCCGCTAGATACATAAATACCCATGTAATGGAAGGAAAAAATAATGGACATAGATAAACTTAGAGAAGAGATAGCATATGACGAAGGCTCAGTTAATGAAATATACCTCGACCATCTCGGGTTGCCTACTTTTGGTATTGGTCATTTGGTTATTGATAGTGATCCAGAACATGGACAACCGGTTGGAACACCTGTCTCAGAAGATAGATGCAATGAAGCCTTTGACAACGACGTCCAAACAGTCATCAATGACTGCAACATCTTATATCCTGACTTTGATGAACTCCCAGAAGAAGTCCAAAGAATAATTGCAAACATGATGTTTAACATGGGTCGTCCAAGACTTTCAAAGTTCAAAGGTATGAAACGTGGCGTTGATGCACGTGATTGGAATGCAGCTGCAGACGAAATGGTTGATTCAAATTGGTACCGTCAAGTAACCAAACGTGCAGACCGACTTGTGGAACGTATGAGAGCCGTGGATGCTTAAAATTTATGTAATGTTAGTTGTTGTTGCAATCATTGGCGGTTGTGGTTATGGTGCCTACTGGTATTATAAAGATAGCCAGCAAAGAATTGCTACCCTTACAACTAATAATGCAAAACTAGATGGTGCTATTAAACAAAGCGAGGCAGCTATTGCAAGTATACAGAAAGATATGAAAAAAGTAAATGCACAACTACAAGAAGTAAGCAAAGACTTTGCTGATATTAGACAACAAAACAGTCAACTAGCTGAAAAATTAGACAACATCGATCTTGGAATACTTGCCATCAACAAACCAAAAAGTATCGAACGTGCAATTAACGGCGGAACCAAAAATGCAGGCAGATGTTTTGAAATTCTAAGTGGAGCCCCTCTAACAGCAACAGAAAAGGAAGCAAAAGATGCTAAGTCATTCAATAAAGAATGTCCTTGGTTGTGGCCTGGCAATACTGCTACTCAGTAGTTGTAGTGGCACACCAGTAAAAGAAATCAAAGTTAGTTCTACAGCAGTTGAAAAACCTCAACTGACTCTTCCTCCAGTTGATGTTGTTCGCATGCGGAAAGTTGATTGGACAATAATTACTGAAAAAAACTTTGAAGAAGTTGTAGCAAATGCCAAGAAGGAAGGAAAAACAGTTGCTTTCTTTGCACTCACTGATGATGGATATGCCAATCTTGGTTTGAACTTTTCAGATATACGTGCTCTTGTGCAACAACAAAAGTCAATTATACTTGCCTATGAAAAATACTATAAAAATGTAGAAGAATTTGAAAAAATAAAACAAGAAGTAAAACCTAAATCAACTCTTGACAAATTCAATCCTTTCAAGTAAAATATACAAATGTCAAATCCATACCAGACATTGGGCGTAGACAAGAACGCTACAGAGTCCGATATCAAGCGAGCATATCGAAAACTTGCTATGGAAAATCATCCAGACAAAGGAGGCGATCAAAACCGTTTTGCTGAAATTAGCAATGCGTATGAAGTATTAAAAGACCCACAGAAACGTAGTGCGTATGATCATTACGGCACTACAGACCCACAAAAACAAGGTTTTGGTTTTTCTCAGTCACAAGGTCAACCCTTTGACTTTGATACTATATTCAATATTTTTGGACAACGCATGCATCCTAATAGACCACAACGTCCGCGAGATGCAAGAATCACAATGGCAATTGATCTAGAAGATGCTGTTAAAGGTGGAAAAAGAACTCTTGCACTACAGATGCAGGCTGGACAAAATACCATTGAAGTAGATGTTCCTCCTGGTGTAGTTGATGGGGAAAACATTAGATACCCAAAACTTGGTCCTAGCGGTCTTGACCTTGTGATACACTATCGCATAAAAAAACATCCACGTTGGCAAAGACATGGCAATGATATGCACACAGAACAGGATGTAAACCTCTGGACACTCATAGTTGGTGGCAATGTTAAAATTACTGATATTATAGGACGTAGTTTTAATCTAAATATTCCACCTCGAACCAACCCAGGCAGTGTTATGCGTTTAGCATCATGCGGTGTGCAAAGAATAGGACACAATCCTGGCGATATATTTGTTAAAATAAATGCAAAAATTCCACATGCGATTCCAGATGAAATAATTCGTGCTATTAAGAAACACACT